GCAAAAGAGTTAATTCCTAATGCAGATTTGAAAGAATTAGAAACTTTACGGAAGCATATTGGTAAATTTAGAAATAAAGATTTAGATAAATTAGAGCCATATATTTTTGGTAATCCAAATAACATTTTAATAATTGGAGATTTACACGCTCCATTTAATTTGCCTAATTATTTAGAATTTTGCCTAGAGCAACAAAAAAAGTTTAAATGTGGGACAGTTGTTTTTATCGGAGACGTAATAGATAATCATTATTCAAGTTATCACGAAAGTGACCCAGATGGAATGTCTGCCGGAGATGAATTAGACGTAGCAATTAACGAACTACAAAAATACTATAAGGTATTTCCGAAAGCAAGTGTAATAATTGGTAATCACGACAGACTAGTATATCGTAAAGCATTCACTGGAGGAGTTTCTAAAAGGTGGATTAAAGAGTACAAAGAAGTTTTAAAGGTACCTAATTGGGATTTTGTAGAGAGTTTAGATTTATTTGATGTAAACATTAACCACGGAGAGGGAGGAACTGCAAGAACTAAAATGAAAAAAGAATTACAGAGCCAGATACAAGGTCATTTGCATTCAGAGTTATATATAGATTTTATAGTAGGTAAGAACTTTAGAATATTTGGGATGCAAGTGGGATGTGGAATAGATAATAAGAGTTATGCTATGGCCTATGGAAAACATTTTAAGAAACCAGCAATAGGTTGTGGAGTGCTTTTAAATAAGGGAACGTTACCAATAGTAATACCAATGGAGTTATGAACATTTTTAGTAAATAACTTTATTATTGTTATTCGAAATAAGTTTTTATATTTGGCCTATCAATTGGGTTGCACCTATTGATTTAGGTTTACTCAATTGTAAACGCCTAAATACCCTATCAAGCCTGCAACCCCTTGATGGGGTTTTTTATTTTAAATTATCCAAAAAGTTGTATACGTTTGAACTTTAAAAACAAACACCGTATATTAAAGTGATTTAGTAGTAGTCGGAGCAGTAATGCAAAAAGTAATATCTAACGGTTGTAAATAAAAAATCTCGCTCTGTCTTTGCTTGACAACGAGTGCTACATTCCGAAAGGTTAAAATACAACTGAACTAAACAACCATTCCGAAAGGAGAAGTAAATAAGAAATTGGTGTAGCTAGGAAGTGTAGATGTTGCTTGATTAATTAAATAGGGAATTAATAAATGTTAAATTGGGAGTCTGGTCCTAATGTAGCATAAAAGCGTAGCTTTGTAATAAACTTAAATAGTATGATAATTAAAATAGAAACTAAATTTGAAACATATACAACTGAATTTACTAATGTAGATGTAAGTATGGAGCAAATTACAAAAGCATTAACTGGTATGTTATTAAGTTACGGTTGGGATATAGATACTATTAAAGAATATTTAAAAACAGAAGTAGATGAGTGATATATCAAAATGCAAAGATAGTCTTTGTCCTAGTAGCAAATACTGCCATAGGTTTACAGCACCAGCAGGACTATACCAAAGTTATGGAGGTTTTAATCGTAAAGACGATGCAGATAATTGCGATATGTTTTGGCCTAATGGAAGAGAGGCAAACAAGTGTAAATTAAACGGAGTAAAAAGAGACGGAGAGATTTGTAATTTAGAATACTGTACGTATCCAAAGTGTGTAAATGATACGTACTGCAAATATTGCCATAAAGTAGATAGTGAACACAAGATGAGTTGTCCAACTAGAAAAATACAAATTAATTTATGAGTTAGTTCTATTTTGGAACTATCTGAAATACTAGAAAGATAAAAATTAACTTATAAGATGTATATTATATTATACAAAAAAACTAAAAAGTGTATAAAATGTACAATATATTGTACCAATAAATGTAAATTATGAGTTACTCAAACTACCAAAGAATTAAAAGAGTTATGAATTTTTACTATAAAAGAGGAGTAAATAAAGAAAGCGTAAATAGTGTATATTTTAAAATAATAAATTTAAAAAAATGAAAACAACAAAAAACAAGAATAGGAATAATTTAATACTAACTATTGTATTGGGGTTTATAGTTTTATTAGTAATGACTTCGTGTGGATCTAGGAAGGTAAATAAGTCTAAAACTCAAGAACAAGAGCAAAAAACTGAAAAATCTACTCTTGAAATTGAAACGAGAGTAACAGACAACACTAAAATAATTGACACTTCAACAAGTGATGATATAGAGATATGTCCAGTATCTGACACAATACCTATGGTTGTGAATGGAATAACGTACATAAACGCTAAAATAAAGAGGTCAAAAAAGAAAAACAATATAAGTATAGTAAAAGATGTAAAAGTCCAACAGAACGTACAAAAAAGCGATTTAAAGACGGTTAAAACAAACAAAGTAGTTCAAATAAAACAAATAGAACGTAAGCAATCGTATTGGTGGCTGCTTTGGTTTTTGTTATTAATACCTATATACATCCTTTGGAGAAAGTATAAAGTATTAATTTTTTAGTCCCAAATATTCATTAAATAAGAGACGAGATATAATGGAAAATATTATCTAAAAATAACTGTATCCTGGAAAATGAAAGATAAGAAATGCAAAGTTTGTCAAACTAAATTTACTCCAGTGCAGTTTGCTCAAGCAGTCTGCGGTTATAAATGTGCTATTGAACACTCAAAGAAACTTAAACAACTAAAAGAGCAAAGAGAATGGAAAGCAGAGAAAGCCATTTTAAGAGACAAACTCAAAACTCTAGGCCAATATGAAGCAGAGGCAAAGAAGTCGTTTCAGAAGTACGTTAGAATGCGAGACAATAAACAACCTTGTATATCTTGTGGAATAGAAAACACAGAATTATGGGACGGAGGTCACTATAAGAAAGCAGAGATATACTCTGGAGTTATATTTGACGAGAATAACTGTCATAAACAATGCAGAAAGTGTAATAGATTTCTAGGTGGTAATGAATTAAATTACAGATTAGGACTCATTCAAAGATACGGATTAGAATATACGGACCAGATAGAAGAGAAAGCAAACGAAACTAGAAACTATAAGTTTGCAAAAGAGGAACTAATTGCTAAAAAATTAAAATACGATATTTTAATCAAAGAGTTTGGTAAACTTAATTAAATTACTATATTTGTAAAGATTTTGTTAATCATAATATTACTTTGTTTTTGTTTGAAAGTCCCAGTCTTTTATTAGGTTGGGATTTTTTTTTTATCTTTTTTTAAAAATAATTGCAAAAAAGTTTTTTTATTAACAAAATGTTTATATATTTGTACCAGTTCTTTGAAACACATTATTAGAAATAATTAAAGAAGTTAATTTAGGAATACGTTATAGAATCCCAATTTGGTAAATTGATAAGGTCACAGAAAACAGAAGGCAATAACGACACAAAAATTATGGAAGGTTAAAATATAATAATGTGTTAAAAGAATTAAACAATAATTAACAAACAAAAACAAATATTATGAAAAACGAATTATTTTTAGAATTACAAAAAGCAAATTTAGATTTAGACAGATTTTTTAACATCTCAATTAATCACTCCTATGTTAGATTAATGGCAGATTACGACACGCAACTAGAGCAAGATTTATTAAACGATAATTTTGAGAGATTTTATTATTTATACGATAACACTAGACTAGATATGATTGAGTACAAAAATGGAAATTTACAAATCGTTTTAAGCAAATAGATATGAAAACATTTTTAAAAGCAGAGAACCAATTTAAATTTATAATAGTAGTATTGTTTTATATACTTTTACAATTTACAAGATGAGAAAATATTTAGTAACATACTGGTCCGAGTATAGAGATGAGTGTACTGACTTTGAAAGAGTAATAGAAGCACAAACATTTGAACAGGCTCTTAACTTATTTTTAAAAGAGAATATAGTTTTTAAAAGGATTGATTCAATAAAAGAGATAGCAAATGGATAATAAAGATTGGGCAGAGATATACGCAGAGATGCGAAGTGTATTTGAAAGAGACAAAGAATTAACTCACATAGAATTAACATTTAACATTAAGCCGGTAGTATCGGAAAAAAAAGTAGCAAAAATTAACGTAAAAACATATAAAGATGACAATAGAATTAATAGATAATATAGAGTTTGGAGGTATAGATTGGGAGGACAATAAAGATTATAGCGATATTTATATTGTAAGTGCAGACTACGATAGTAGACCAATGGACTCTGACCAATTAGACGAAATAAATAAAGATATACAAATGATTGCAGAATTATACGAAAGAGATGGAGATTAAAATACAAAAATAACTAACTTAAAAAAAATTAATATGATAAGCGATTGTTGTGGTGCATACTCCGAGTATGCTGGAGACATAGATATATGTCCAGATTGTAAAGAGCATTGTGAATTTTCTGACGAAGACGAAGATGGAGATTAAAGATACTAGATTTGTATTGCTGGAAGAGGGAAAGCCTTTTATACTTTTACTAACTGAAAGACAAGCAAAGCAAGAGCAAAGAAAATATAAAGAATTGCATCCAGATTTAGACTATACAATTTTTTATGACGAATATTACGAGTACAGTGAATATAATTAATTTAAAACAAAACAAATGAAAGCAAACGAAAACTGGAGTACAAAAGAATTGGTAAATTTTTTAAGCCAATCAAACGAAGCGTTAAGAATTGAAAACTTACGCTTAATGGACGAGGTCGAAAGACTGACTATGAATATAGAAGTCCACCAAGCAGAAATAGTAAGCAATTACTACGAGGATAAATTTTATACATTTACACAAACTAATACTAATAACTTTAAAACAAATTAAAATGGCAAACAAAATCGAATTACCAGCATTAGAGATACCATTATGTATCGGAGAGAAACTTTGCAAAATACAGCAAGAGTTTAAAGCAAAAAAAAGTAGATTTAATTCTTTCGGAAAGTACAACTTTAGAAGTGCAGAGGATATTCTAGAGGGATTAAAACCTATGAACGATAAATACGGAGTTTACTTTACAATAAACGAGCAGTTAATAAACGCTAACCCTCCAGTTATGACATCCGTAGCTACTATCTGGGACTGCGAGAGTGGAAAGAGTATTGATTGTTCAGCGGTAGTAGGAATAGATTTAAACCAGAAAGGTATGCAAACTCCTCAAGCATTTGGAAGTGCATCCAGCTACGCTAAAAAATACGCTTTAGGGAACTTACTTTTAATAGACGATACTGCCGATGCAGACGCTACAAATACTCACTCTAAAGAGCCGGTAAAAGCAACAGAAAAACAACCTTTATTTGTAGGTACTGAACAATTTAAAAAAGCACTTGACTATATTAATGGAGGAGGAGACATAGAACTAATAGAGAAAAAATACAAATTAACAGAGCAAGTAAAAAAAGCATTGACTAGTAAATAAATTGAATAGCCGACAACAATAAAAAAAGGTAGGCATAAAAACAATAATTATGAATTTATTTAAAACTGCACCAATGACAAATGGCTTAAGTGCAATCGAGGAAGTAAACAAAGTTTACAAAACAAATGATTTATCAATTTTTAAAGAAATTAGTGGAAACAGAGTTCCAAATCCACAACACATTAAAAGATTGAAAACTTCAATTTTACAAAACGGAATGTTATGCAATCCTATTTTAGTAAATGAAAATTACAAAGTAATAGATGGGCAACATAGATTATTAGCATCTAAGGAAGCAAACTCATTTATTTATTTTATTATTTTAAATGGTTACAATTTAAATCAAGTTCACACTCTAAACCTTAACCAAAAAAATTGGACTAAAAAAGACTTTATGGATGGTTATGCTGATATGGGTATTGAGTCCTATATTAAATTAAGAGAATTTATACAAATAAATACAGATTATAATTTTACTGATTGTATATCGTTATGTAGTAATGTAAGTGGAAATAATAATACTACCGCACAACTAAATAGATTAGTAAATCCAGAATTAAGTAATATGAATATATTTGAAGATGGTACTTGGAAAGGCAGAGATTTTGAATTAGCTCAAGAATGGTCAGAAAAAATACGATTAATTAAACCATATTATTTAGGTTATAATAAATCTATTTTTGTCAAAACTATGATTACTTTATTTAAAAATGAAAATTTTGATTATAGTGAATTTATGCATAAAATTAGATTACAACCAAAAGCATTAGTGGATTGTGCAAATGTTGAGCAACAAAAATTATTAATTGAAGAAATTTACAATTATAAAAGTAGAAATAAAATTAACTTAAGATACTAAAAAAATGGAAATACAAGGAGAATTAATCGTTATAAACGATACAGAAACAATCGGAGCAAAAGGTTTTCAAAAGAGACTAACAGTAATAAAAACAGATGAGCAATATCCACAGACTATTCCTGTTGAATTTACTCAAGACAAAGTTTCCTTATTAGACAACTTTAAACTCGGAGACATAGTTAAAATAGGAATTAACTTAAGAGGTACAGAATGGAAGGGCAGATACTTTGCAAACATTCAAGGTTGGCAAATTAGCAAAGGAGAGAGAGAGAAGTCAGCTAGTAGTTTTATGCCAGATAGACAAACAGAAATTGCAAAGGTTGTACAATTACAAGACGACGATTTACCATTCTAAATATAATAGGCTGGATGTAATAGTCCAGCCATTATTTAAACAAACAAAACAAATGCTAATAGATTACAACAAACAACTAGATATACTTCGCCAAATTAGGTCTGGTAAACTAAAAGAGGGATTAAAACTAGACATCCCTCAATTAGACGAATACATACGTTTTAAGACATCAAATTTTAATATAGTACTTGGACACGCAAACGTTGGTAAAACTACTTCTATTCTTTATTTAATGCTTTGTTACTCTTTAAAGCACGATTTGAAATGGTTAGTATGCAGCACCGAGAATGATTCCTACTCACTAATTAGAAAGTTAGTGGAGTTTTTGGATGAGACACCTATAAATTTAGTATCTGAAAGCAATTTTAAAACTCACACCGATTTTATTAATAGCCACTTTAAGTTTGTTGACAATGCAAAGATGTATGATTATCATTCTGCTATTGATATGTTCAAAAGTGTAAAAAAACAATTTAATTATAATGGCATATTACTTGACCCTTATAATGCTTTGATTAAGGATAACGATTTAATGAAAAATTTAGGAGGTCACGAATACGATTACCAAGCCTGTACTGAAATGAGAATGTTTTGCAAGGAATTTAAAGTTAGTTTATGGTTAAATACTCACGCTAATACAAACGCTTTAAGAATGGTTTATAGAAACGACCACCAATTTGCTGGGCATCCACTTCCACCAATGGCAAGTGATGTAGAGGGAGGAGGAAAGTTTGTTAATAGGGCCGACGATTTTATAGTAGTACATCGGTTAACTTTGCACCCACAATTATACACAACTACAATGTTACATATACGAAAGATAAAAGAGATAGAAACAGGAGGCAGACCAACTAGTATTGATAATCCAATAGAAATCGTAGCTTTACAAAATAATGTAGGCTTTAGTATAGAGGGCAAATCTATTTTAAGGACTATAAAAGAAAGCCAATTAAATTTTTTATAAAATGAATATACTTGATGTCCTCTATTTAAAGCATTCCACTTGGTTAAAATACGTAAAATCATTTGGATGCCCAGATGACATTGCAGAGGACTATGTGCAGGAGATGTATATTAAAATTTATAATTATAGTCAAATAAAAAATAACGATTTGATGTACGATGGCGAAGAGGTAAACTTCTTTTTTGTGTACGTTACTTTAAAAAATATGTACCTAGATGATTACAGAAAGAATAAAAAGAAAATACTAGTAAATATAGAGGATGTTATTTTAGTAGAAGAGCAAAGCGAATATTCAGAAGACAAGTTTTACTTCCAGAAAGATTTAGTTAGTAATTGGATTAAAGAACTAAACAACGAAATAGACTCAATAAATGAGCATACAGAGTACAAAGCAAGTCTTTGTTATATAAAGTTCATTTATCAAAAGATATTCGTTGAAAGCTACTCAATTACAGATTTAAGCGAAGAGACAAAATTAAGTTACTGGAGCATAAGAAACACAGTTAAACGAATTAAACAACAGATAAAAAATGAAATTTGATTTACACGAACAATTTACAAGCGATTTAAGAGCCGATAACCTATTGAGTAAATACTCACTACCATATTTAAAAGATGTTATAAATGGGCTTATTCAAAACGCTAAAAACAAAGGAGAGATAAAAGAGTTAAACTACTGGAACGAAGTAGCAATAGAAATTAAAAAAAGAATAGTATGAAATATTTATTATTATTATTTGCATACGAATTTATCAGGTCAAAATTAATTTGGTTATGGCATTATTTAATTAAAAGAGGAGAGTAATGAAAGAGTATAAAACAATAAACCAAAACAAAGTAGATATGGAAATTGGTTATAAAGAAAAAAAACAAATGGCAAAGTATAGAAAACAATTAGAAGACTATAAGCAAGAGTTAAGAGACCACCATACATTTATATATTTTAAACTAGGAGATTATTTAGAATACTTATTTAGAGTTACAGGAGTAAAGTGGTTAGTTAAAAAAATATATCCTAATTGTAATTGCGATAAAAGACAAAAAGCATTAAACTTTAAAATAAAAAGAAGATGACAAAACAAGACTGGTTATGGTGGCAGAACTTCAGAGACAATTTAAGAGGCACACTCACGAATGATGAGTATTTAAAAGTAAGTCAATTACACGCTAATTATTTTAATCATAAAGTTAATTACCCTTGCAAGTGTAGTCCTAAAATAATTCAAAGTTATATAGATGACTTAAACGAATTTTGGAGTACTAATCCAAAGCCTAGAGCAAGATGAGTAATTTGCACCACAAATGGGAGCAAGGTATAATTAAGATACTAAATTTAGACGGTTGGGATTTACAATGGACTGGAGCAGAATATGAGCACTTTGACGCAAGAGGCAAAACTCCGAAAGGATTTGATTGTGTAATAGAGTTTAAACTACGACACACATACTACCCAACTAAAATACTAGAGAAGTTTAAATACGCAAAATTAATGCAAATGCATTGTTTAAAATTTTACTATGTGTTTGATTTAAAAGGTAACTATCTTTATTATTTAGATACTTTAGAACTTCCAGATGCAAGTGTATTAAACTGCAAAGCGACAACTGACTTTGATAATAACGAATTGATAAACAAAAATGTTTACTTTTTATCAGAAACCCAAGCATCAATAATAAATAAATACTAAAAATTTGTTAATAAACTAAAAAAGATTATCTTTGTAAAACAAACTAAAACAAAACAAAATGAATGAATTAACTAAAACAGAAGCTATACTTAAACAGATAATAGCAGAGAGAGAAAGAGCCAAAAAAGAACTAGATGAGCAAATAGAGCAAATCAATAGACTGGTAACAATATGATAGTTTTAATAGATGCCGACAGTTTAATATGGAGCAGCTGCTATAAGCAAAAAGAAACTCCAGAGGATAGTGGTTACCATAACATCGAAGAGGCCAAAGACAAGTACAACGAGGTAGTAATGAAAATCATTAATACTATTGAAGTAGATTACGAAGTAGATAAGGTTATAACATTTGCTGGTGCAAGAGGCAACTTTCGTAAACAGATAAGCAAAACATACAAAGCAAATAGAATAGACAGAGAAGTCCCTCCGATATTAAATGAATTGCAGGACTATGTAAAAGAGCAATACCAATCCAAGCAAGGTTATGGAGTAGAGACAGACGATTTAGTAGCTACCTACTGGACCAACTTAACAGATACATTTGGAAGAGACGAAGTTATAATAGTTTCAATAGACAAAGACTATAAGCAGTTACCTTGCATCATTTATGACTATCATTATAAGAAACAATGCTATCATAACATAACAGAGCAAGAGGCAAAGTATAACTTCTGGGAGCAAATGATAATGGGAGACACAGCCGACAATGTAAACTTCTGCAAAGGATATGGCAAAGCATATTGTAAAAACGCATTTAAAGAGTGTTTAAGCGATTATAATTATATTAGAGTAGTATTTAGTCTATTTAAAAAAATATATAAGCAGAAAGCACGAGAACGATTTATAGAATGTTACTTACTTTTAAAATTAAAAACAAAATAAATGGATTATTGTAATAATTTTAGATATGATTTAAAAGTAGGGCAAGTAGGTGAAAAACTATTAAATGATATATTAACTTTAAAAACAATAGAAGTAAAAAGAGATAGCTGGATTTACAAAAGTGGTAATATAGCTATTGAATTTGAAAGCAGAAGTAAGCCATCTGGAATAGCAAAATCAGAAGCAGAATATTGGGCAATTATATTTTCTGGTGATTACAAAGACGAAATAATATTAATAATCAAATCAAATAGATTAAAAGAAATTTGCAGAATATATTACAAAAAAGGAAACATAAAAGAAATGGGAGATAATAACACTTCAAAAGCAATATTAATACCAATTAAAGAAATACTACAACTAATAACAAAATAAATGGAATACAAATTAATAGCCAACGAGATAAAAGATACACTAAAAGTTAATGTATTTGAGAACTCACGAAAGAGACCAATAATAGATGCAAGAAGTTTATTCTGTTACATACTACGCAAAGATTTTAATTTAACGTTACATAGTATAGCAGAGATATATAAGAGCAAAGGAAAGAATTACAATCACGCAACAGTTATTCACTCTGTAAACAATTACGAGTTAGCCTGTAAAGACGATAAAAGACTAGAAGAGATAAGAGGCAAAGTCTTAAAAATATCTAACCCACAAGCAGTACTTATAAATAGAATAAGAGACATATACGACACAGACAGATTACAAGGATTACACAACTTAATAGACTTACAAGAGCAACAACTAAAATAACAAAATATGGGCAAGCCAAAATACATAGAGACACCAGAAAAACTATGGCAACACTTTCAAGAGTACAAAAAAGAGACAAAGAGCAAACCATTCTTAATTAAAGATTGGGTAGGCAAAGATGCTTTTAATGTACAAAGAGAAAAAGAAAGACCTCTCACAATAGAAGGACTAGAATGCTGGTTATTCGAGAAAGATATTATAGACGATTTAGGAGACTATTTTAAAAATAAAGATAATAGATACACCGACTATGCACCTATCTGTCACGCGATAAAAAAAGCAGTAAGACAAGACCAGATAGAAGGAGGTATGGCTGGTATGTATAATCCAAGTATAACACAAAGATTAAACAACCTAGTTGAGAAGACACAGACCGAGGTAAGTGTAACTAAGTTTGATTTTGATGAGTAGCATAAAAGGATATAAGCCACATATAAACCAGAGGCAGATTCACGATTCAATTAATAATGAGCCATACAAATATTATGTATTGAATATCGGGAGGCAGTTTGGTAAAACGATGTTGGCTATAAACCAAATGTTATATTGGGCAATTAATAATAGAGGTTGTAATATTGCTTGGGTTACTCCAGTATATAAGCAAGGTAAAAAAGTATTTAGTGAATTAGAGAAGGCCACACGAACAAGTGGCTTTTTTGATTTTAACCAAAGTGAGTTAACAGTTAAAGGATTTGGAAGTACTATATCTTTTTTCTCTGGAGAAAGACCTGACAATATTAGAGGAAATACATTTGACTATTTAATAATTGACGAGGTTGCATTTACTAGAGAAGAGTTATGGAGTGAGGTGCTTTCTGCTACAGTACTAGTCAAAGGTAAAAAGGTTATATTCATATCTACACCCAAAGGCAAAAACCATTTCCATACATTATCACTCCAGCCTAATTACGATAATCGATATAAGTACTTTCACTTTACAAGTTATGATACTCCATTCATTAATGAGTTAGATTTAGAAGAGAGAAAGAGAAGTTTGCCTAGCCACATATTTAGACAAGAATACCTAGCAGAGTTTTTAGATAATTCAAGTGGACTATTTGCAAATGTAAGAGAGTGCATAGGAGAGCCATCAAACTCAAATGTATACTACGGAGGTTTAGATATAGGACGAGCAGATGATTACACAGTACTAACTATTATAAACGAACACAAGCAAATAGTATATTGCGAAAGATGGCGACACGATGAGTGGACTAGAATAATAGAAAAAGTAGGAGTAAAGATAAACGAGTACAATGCGAAGGTATATGTAGAGGTAAACAACCAAGGAGATGTATTTTATGAGATGCTTAAAAAGATATGCGGTAAGAGAGTATATCCATTTGTAACAACCACAAAGACAAAGCCGATAATGATTGAAGACTTGGCAGTATTGTTTGAGCAGAAAGATATCCAGATATTAAATATCAGTTGGTTAATAGATGAGTTAGAAGCATTCACGTACATATACAATCAAACAACACGTAACGTACAATATTCTGCACCACAAGGAGTACACGATGATAGTGTAATTAGTTTAGCATTATCTTACCAAGCAATCAAAGAATTAAAAAACAGAGGCACATACGCAATAAAATAATAACTCACAAATAAATAAATCAAACGTTATATAGTTATGAAATTAATAGTACCAAGCACACTAGAGGAGATTAGTTTAAGTAAGTACCAAAGGTACCTAAAGGAGTTTGAATATAGCAAGAGCCAAAAAAACCAAGAGACATATCTAGGTTTAAAAATGCTTGAGATATTCTGCGAGATAACAGAGGAACAAGCCAAACAAATAGATGCTGACTCTGCAAATAAAGTAGTAAAGATATTAGTAGATTTATTATCTGGAGATACTTTGCATATTGAAAGTTTTAAACTAGGAGGGATTGAGTTTGGGTTTATTCCTAAATTAGATAATCTTTCATTTGGAGAGTTTCTAGACTTGAATAATAATATAGACAACCTAGAGGATATTGTTACTGCTATGGGAGTATTATATAGACCAGTAACAGGAAGAGGCAAAGACGGAAAATATCTAGTAGAGAAGTACGAGGGAGACAAGTATCACGAGATACTAAAAGATATGCCTATAAATATTGTATTGGGTGCTAGGGTTTTTTTTTGGAATTTAGGCTTGGATTTAGTGACATCTACCCTTTGCTCTTTGGAGCAGGAAATGAGCAAGATGAGTACTCGACAGAGAGCCAGTTTTCTAAAGAATGGGGATGGTTTGCTAGCCTCGCTGAACTCGCTAAAAACGACGTTACAAGAATTGAGAAGGTCACGAAATTAAATATGCACTTGTGTTTAAAGTTTTTATCTTATAAGTTAGGTAAAGCAGAATTAAGAGCAAAGCAATTAGAAAAAATAAACAAACGAAATGGAAGATAAAAAAGGAGTAGAGGCATTGTATAATATTATTGATTCTTTAAACGAGGAATTAAGTAGCAATCCATTTGTAAACAAAGTAACAGTAGGAAGATTAACCGAAATTGATTTGGCTAAAAATACTATATTTCCTTTGAGCCATATAATGCTAAACTCGATAAGACATAATGAAAATACTTTATCGTTTAATTTAACAGTAATTAACCTAGATATAGTTAACATATCAAAGGAAGCAGAAATAGGCGTTTATGGGAACGATAATACTATGTATATACTATCTAACCAACTATATGTTATTAATCGATTATTGAGCCGTTTAAAGCAGTCTACAATATACAAAGATGGATGGGAGTTAGAAGGGACTCCAGATAGCGACGTAATCGATAAGGAGATGGAAAATATGTTAACGGGTTACCAAACAGATTTTACGATAAACGTACCTAATGATATATCTAAATGCTAAATATAAAATTTAAACATTTAGTAGATGCTATGAATGCCTTTGGAGATAAGGTTGTAGCAGATGCAAAGCAGAACTTAAAAGACAAAAAGAAAGTCGATACTGGCACACTTGAAAAAAGCGTAGTTAATAACGGAGTTAAGTTTATGCCTAGGTCATTAAGTTTGAATATAGGAATGTCAGACTATGGTGGTTTTGTAGATAAGGGAGTCAGAGGAGTAGGAGGAGTTAGAAAGATGACAAGCACCTTTAAGAGAACAAACAACAAAGGTAAGATGTGGAAGCAAAATGGAGGAAATAGTCCGTACAGTTTTAAAGAGGGAACTAAGCCAAGTGTAAAGCATTTTGTAGAGTGGAGTAACAAAAGAGGATTAAGTCCGTATGCAGTAAGAGAGTCAGTTTATCATCAAGGTATAAAGCCAACTTACTTTTTAAAAGATGCTATAGAAGAGAATATAAAATTAATGCCAAAAGAAATAGCAGAGGCATTTGCTTTAGACGTGAAATCAACTGTAGATTTAATAATAAAATCAAATATAAAATAATATGCCAGCATCAATAAAAGTAATACTAGCTAGAAGTCCATTTGAAATAATTATAAACGAGGCAACTCAAGTAAGAACTAAAGTAGAGTTAAAACTTTGGAATAAAGGAGATACTGTACCTACGCTACCAACTTATATAATGAGTGAGGGTATTGCATCGGTAACACAAACAGAAACAAACTATAATATATCTCCATTCATTTTAGAGTATATAGATAAATACAAACTACAATATAGTAATGCTAACGTAACACAAGCAGGAAACAAAGAATGGTGTATAGGGGAGTACCGAACTTATTATAGTACAAATGGAACTACATATACTTTATTAAGTGCAATTTCTTTTGTAGGTGTAAATGGATATACAACGGTAGAGCAAGGTATGAATTACGATATTGCAAACACATTACCATACTTATTATTAGCAAATCCAAATTTAAAAGTTTACTGGAGTGATACAATACCATATTATAATTTTATATGTAAAAACATAGACGATGCTTATACTGCAAAATGGTATGATAAATCTAACACCTTGTTAAAATCACAAGCATTCTATACTGGCCAAAATGATTTTTTTAATTACGCAATTCCTTTAGTTTATGAGTTAAGTGTTTATGTAGCAATAGTAGACGAAAATAACGAGCAGATATATAAAATTGAAACAGTGGAAGTTTGTGAGCCTACTTATCCAGTACAAGCTATGTGGTTTGTGAATAAGTATGGAGGCTGGAATCAATTTACATTTTTTAAAGCAAGTTATAATTCTATTGATATAAAAAATAGTGATTATTCTTTAATGCAAAAGAATGTAAACTACGATGCACGTAGAGGCCAGACAAAGCCATTTAATATAAATGGTAACGGAAGTATAAAAGTAAATACTGGGTTTATTGCAGAGGAATATTTTGAATGGATACAAGATATAATGTTAAGCGATACAATTTTACTTACAAATAGCGAAATACCAGTTACAATTAAAACAACTAGTATGCAAAAGAAAACATACTTAAAAGACAAAAACATAAACTATACTTTGGAGTTTGACTTTGCGAATAAACTAATTAACAACATCGTATAATGAAATTAAGCGTAGAGGTCTATATTAAAAAAAATACTTTAGTAATAGGAGGCACAATTAATAGCGATAATACTTCGCCATTTTTTACAGTCACTCCTAGTATAACTATGACTACTAATCAGTACGCTGGTTATTTTATTAAAATGACATCTGGGATTAGCAACAACTTAACAAGCTGGATACTTTCAAATACTACAACCGTATTAACTTTACAATATGATTTGCCAGTCCAAGCAGCAGATACATTTGAAATATACAGAAGTGATTACCAAAGACTAGATTTATTTAAAGACGAAAAAATAAGCATCACATCCCAAATTGGGAACGCAAACGACATAGGTAAATTATACACAGATTATACACAGACATTCTCAATCCCAGCATCAAAGAATAACAATCAAATATTATCGCATTGGTATGAAAGTTCAGTAGATAATGGATATGACCACAGAATGCGTTACGATGCGTTTATAGAGGTTAATACGCATAGATTTAGAGACGGAACTATACAACTAGAGAAGGCAGATAAAAAAGACGGATTTATAGATAATTACTCGGTTACTTTTTATGGTAATCTGGTGCAGTTAAAAGATGTTTTTAAAGACGATAAATTACAGACTTTAGATTTTACAAGTTTTAACCACGCTTATACAAGTACGGAGGTAAGGAATAGAATTAGTTCTGGCAGTGCTTATGATATAAGATACCCACTAATAGGAAATGAATTTAAATACGAATATCAAAGTGGGAGTGCAACAAAAGATATAACATTATCTACTGGAGCAGTAAAATGGGATAAGTTATTTCCAGCAATAACAGTTCAAAATATATTTTCAAGAATACAAGCAAAATACGGAGTTACTTTTACTGGAAGTTTTTTTAACCTAGACCAATGGAAATTCTTATACTTATATTTGAAACCAAGTTTGGATTTAAATTTTTTGTCGCAGCCTCTTAATTTTGATTTTACAAGCAAGTCTTCAACATTTCCAGAATTAGATTTAAATACCGATGTACTGACAACAAATTATAATTTCCCTACAACTATACCAGCTGGCCACATTATATCACAAAAAAGTTTTAGAGTTTTTATAGTAATTACACCAGTCGCAGGTTCAAGTGTAGGTTATACACTTTATGCTTACAAAAATGGTGCTTTATTTTCAAGTTTTACTGGTGTTGGAACTACAACTTTTATAATAGATTTAGTTCCTCAATCATCTTCTCCAGATTTAAATGCTCAATATCAATACACTTTTAAATTAAGTTCTTCTGCTGCATTTACATTTACAGGAACATTAGGTTATGAAAGAAGATATTATGATTTAAATACAGCAACTGGTTCAAATCCTTATTATGTTGTACTAAAAAGTGCATTTACTTCACAAACTACAGTATCAAATATTCAAATATCTAACTATATGCCAGATATGAAAATAGTTGATTTTATTACTGGAATAATAAAAGCATTTAATTTAATTATTGTGCCAAAGTCAAATAATACTTATGAGTTTATACCACTTGAAATGTATTATAATGCTGGTAAAATTTTAGATATAACAGAGCATACTTACGAAAATGAAATGAGCATAAATAAGCCTAAATTATTTAAGAGTGTTAACTTTACTTATGAGCAAAGTAATAATGTCTTAAATGATAAGTATAAAGGTTTATACCAGCAAAGTTATGGAGATTTAATTTTTAATTCAGAAAGAATTACAGAGAACTCTACTTATGATATTAAATTGCCTTTTGAGAATGTATTATTTGAATTAGTAACACAAGGTAAACAATTTCAAACTGCAAGTTTAATTGATAAGGATTTAAAACCATACATACCAAAACCGATGCTTATTTATTGCAACGGATTAGTAACTACGTTAGCAGGTGCAGATAGGATTTATGTTACGAATCAAATCGGTGTCGCTACACAAATAACTAATTATCAAAGATTTTCAAATGAATACGATAGTATGCCGACAGATGCAACTCATTCACAATTAATGACAATGAATTTTGGTAATGAGCAGTCAAGCTGGTTAAATGTACTTGCACCACAAGGATTGTATTATAGACACTATAAAAATTTTATAGACAATCTTTACGATATAAAAACTAGATTAATAAAAGTTAAGGCATTATTACCAGCAAGTCTACTAGGAAGTACAGTAACAAATGGAGGCGGTATTCCTTTGGGTATTGCGTTAAATGATAGGTTAGTAATTAGAAATAAAAGATACTTAATAAACTCTTTTACAAGTGATTTGACAACTGGAGAAACAGACCTAGAATTATTAACAGATTATAGAGGAGTAAATGCAGTAAATAGTGTTGGGTATAGAATAGCAAGTATGCAAGATATACAGACAGACAACCAAGCACTAACATTTGAAATAGTAATTTATTTAAACGATTACGAGACTTTTAACGTAAAAGCAGCTACTAGCTTTTTATCTTATACTACATCTAATAACAATAAAACAGATGTACTATTAAGTATTACAATACCAGCAAATGCAACTGGGTTAGACAGATACGATATAATTCCAATAGAGTATAGAATAGCAGGAGTAACACAAATAATAGAAAAAATAACAGTAACCCAAACTGCAATATGATAGAGCAAATATTAAACCTACTAAAAGCATCTAGTCACTACGGACAAAGTGAATTAATAGAAATAGCAAAAGGAAAAAACAAACATCCAGAGACTTGGATGGAAGCATTTAAACAACATAAAAGACTATTGAAATGGCACAAGAAATAGATATTAATTTAAACGTAAATGCTCAACAAGCGGACAAGTCTTTAGGTAGTTTAAAAAGCCAATTAAGAGAAGCACAAGCAGAAGTACAAACTTTAGCTGATAAGTTTGGAGCTACTTCAAGGGAAGCGGTTGAAGCTGCTAAAAGAGCAGCAGAACTAAAAGACCGTATAGGCGATGCAAAAAGTTTAACAGATGCTTATAATCCAGATGCAAAGTTTAAAGCATTAACTGGTGCATTAACTGGAGTTGCTGGAGGGTTTTCTGTTGTTACTGGTGCATTGGGTGCATTTGGAGGAGAAAGCAAACTAGTAGAACAATCTCTTTTAAAAGTTCAGTCTGCTATGGCTATGGCAAGTGGATTACAAGCAATAGGAGAATCAATAGACCAATTTAAAATATTAAAGACTGTTATATTTGGTGCTACTGCTGCTAAAACTGCCGATACAGTTGCAACAGAAGCAAACAATGCATCGCAATCAAAGAATATTATAGGACGTGGAATACAAATAGTTCAAACAGGAATACAAACAACACTAACAGCTGGTTTAACTGCTGCAACTTATTTGTTTAATGCTGCTATGGCTGCCAACCCTATTGGTGCTATTGTAGCCGTTATAGCACTTTTAATCGCTTCGGGTTATGCTTTGATAAATATGTTTAAAGAAAGTTCAGCGGCTGCTAAAAAAGCTGAATTAGCAAACAAAGCATTAGCAAATGAAATTAAAAATAACAAAAAAGAACAGGATAAAGCAAACGAAACATTCCAAGCCTCAAGAGACCATCAATTAGGAATGGCTAAAGCTTCGGGCAAAAGTGCTGAAGAAATTAGAAAACTAACCCTATCATTAGCTAAGCAAGAACTACAACAAAATTTAACAAACTACGAAACTAATAGAGCCATTGCTT